CCTTGAGCAAAAGGTGAAGAACTAATGGTAACTTTAACACACAAAACACCACGCATAGCTGCATAGTTACTTAACTTAGCTTGTGCATTAAAATTAAGCTTAAAATAAGTGGAAGGAAAAAGACCAAAGAAAATTTGCGTACCATTAGCAATAGAGGAAACCCAGTTTAATTGAGCAACACGATAAGGACGAGAAAAAATAGTTGCAATCTCGTGCATGTTAACATCCATATTATCGTTATGAGAGGAGCCTTCAAGATCATAAGGTTGTTCAGTAGCGACTTCTTCTTCTTTAGCGAACGTAGTTTCAGCGTTAGCATCGCCTTGGCAAACTGCATACTCAGGATTGTTTAAAAGCCAATTGGAAACAAAAGCTTGAAGCCTAACAGGAGACATCAACAAAGCTTTAAACAAAAAATTAACGCCAAAGGGAGCTAAAACGTTTTGAGCACGAGAAATAACAAAATGATCAGGATCAACCTCGAACCAAGCACGAACTTCTTGAACGAACGACAAAACCTGGGAAGGAAAATTCTCAGGCATTTTCTTCTTATCAGAAAAATGGAGCATTTTCAACAATCTCTCTGGATCAAGAAGTCCTCGAATAGAATCAAGAGGATCATCCGTTTTAAGTACGGGAACACCGTTAACCTCAGCAGCACGACCAAAATAACGGCTAAGAAACTTATATTCAGAAAAAGTGCCAATAGCTTGATCCCAAGGTTTAGTCCATTGTAAAGGAGAGTCTTTACTATCACTAGTAATATTGAAACCACAATCAAGCATAAATTGGGTTATATACTCAGGGGTGGGACAATAGATCTCTTCACAATCCACCTTAGAATCATCACCAAGAAACACAAGGCTCGCATGCTCATCAAAATCATCACCAATGGTTTCAATAAACAAACCACTCCACAATAATGATTGGGCAACGATATTTATAATCGTCGTTAAAAAAGAGCCACTGGGGTGCATGATACCAAATTGAACCACTTCCTCAGAAAGGAGGACTTTAAAATGAGATAAACGCTCCAACAAGCGATAACGCATAAAGTTATCGTGATCAAGAGGAGGAAGATCAGTATCAACGATACGAGTTGGAGCAGGAACATTACCATAGCCAAGAATGACACGAGTCACCGCACGAAGAACACGACGATTAAAGGATTGATCGAATCGACTATAATCACCAGTCATAACTTTACGACCACGGCGACTACTCATATGAATGGCACCATAATCAGAAGGACTCAAACCGAGAGCAAAATA